GCTCTATTCGTTCCACTTCCACCTACTACATACAAACCTAAACCGTCAGCGTGAGTATTTGATATTGTCCCAGCATAACCACCTGAACTTGAATGAGAAACAGCCAATCCAGTAAGAGTACCTACTGAGGTGATTTGAGTTTGACTTGCATCTACATTAAGCGTATTAGATGAAAGCGTTAATCCTGTTCCACCAGCTAACTGAGTTTTGGATACGGAAATTGAGGCACTTGCATTGATGTCTGCATCTACAATTACCCCATCGTCAATCATTGATGACAATATGGTATTATCACCAATCTTTATCGCTTGGTCGGAAGGTCTATTCCCAAAATATGCCATTAGGTTATCTCCATTATCGAGAGTAAGCAATCCACAGCCGAAGCCTCACTTGCCTTCACTCTAAGTTCTTCATCTTGATTTAGAACTAATTTATTTCCTCCCATAATTTCTAAAGAACTTCCTGTAGGAATCGGTGCATCTTTAACTAAATAGTAAGATGTGCTATTATCTGTTTCGTAAACTAAGACATCTACTGTAACTGAATTTGTTAAACGATTAGCAAGACTACATCCAATAACAATCGTTTTATATCCTGATGTATTTCCTACTGCATATACAGAAACCTCATTTGTTCCTATTAGTCTTTCTTTGTCGTTTTTGAATGTATTTGCCATATTATTATCCTAAAGCTATCGCAAGAGCAGTTGCCTCATCACTTACAGCGTTTGCGTCAGGGACTTCACGAATCGTACTCGCAGAGTCTTTAAAATAAAGTTTGCTCACGTCAGCGTGATAGTTTACTGCCAATTCTCCACTTGTAAGATCTCCTGTACTTGGTTTAGGACTGCTTGTGTTACTGCGATTTTTTATAATTATAGTGTTCGCCATTAGAACGTTCCGCCATCCAATGTGGCTCCATCTACACTTGCACACTTAATACCTGCTAAAGCGTATCCACTTGCAGAGGTGTCCACAGTATTCGCAGGTTCTGTGCCTGTACCTTTAAAGAATGTCCATACGTCAGAATTGTCTTGGTCGGAAAACATACCTTTGTATTTAGTACCGCTTGATACATACTTACCGAATAATCCAATATCAACTGAGTTTGCGGAGTTGTCTTTAGCCATCATTATATTCACATCCCCCAACTCAACTTGCTGTGCATTTGCAGTAGTCATTGTTCCATTTACTGTTAAATCACCTGCGATTGTAACATCATCAGGCAGTCCAACTGTAAACGTTCCTGCATCTTCTGCCACAGTAACCTCATTTGACGTTCCCTGAATCGTAAGCGTTCCACCTAAAGAAACTGGAGAAGTATTTGAATTGTCCGATACAGTTATTGAACTGTTATCAATCTGAGAATTACTAATACTTGCGATTGATACTGCACCACTTGAAACCGTAAAGTCAGCACTTGCAAAACTCGCCACACCTTTATTCGTTGTCGTTGCATCTTCACTTGCAATCGTTACTGCCTGCCCTGAATGTGTTATATCAATTCCTTCTCCACTTGTTAAAGCGAGTGTTTGGGAATCGAGATCCACTGCACCTGATCCTGAGTCTGTTGAAAAATCTAAATCTTGTGCTGTTACTTGAGCATCAACATAATCCTTAATAGCACTACTTGATGCTAATTTTTTGTCTGTCGCCTCAGTAAATGAGTTGTCGAGATCAGCTTGGGCTTGAATAGGTGCTCCTACCCATTCCCAATTACCTGAACTTGTCCCACTTGCGACATAAAGTTTATTGTCAGAAGTACCCCAAGCAGGTTCACCTACACTATTTGGCGTAAGAGAACTAACATTGGCATCAGCACCTCTTTTTAATATGATTTTATTTGCCATTAGAACGTACCTCCGTCAATGGTTTTATTTGTTAATTCTTGAACCGTACCAACATCAACAATGTCGTCAGAGTTTGTACCCCCAACTGTTTTGTCATCTAATTGGTTAAGCTCGTTTGCTGTTGCCGTAATTCCACTCCCTGATATTTTCAGTTGCGTTTTGACATTGACAGAATTACCTGATAGTTCTAAATCAGTGGCAGTTCCGTCCCCATCATAGATCCCTCGTACTGTAGACGAATGAATGCCGTCAGAATCTCCAACGTGGATTAATTGCTTATATCCGTTAGCAACTGATAGATTTGATAAGTCTGTCCTACTTGCCATAAAGTCTCCGTATTCGGACTCTTAGGGGGCTTAAAACGTATTCTGAGCCCCCATAGTGTCCTGTGATCATAAAAGCGTGTTAAAGCCTATTAAGATGCGTTAGTGAACTTATATCCACGTGTTGGGTGGATTATTTTCCGTCCATAAACGGCATCGAAAACTACCTTAGTCGCTAAGTAATCTATATCGTACTGTGCCTGTGATCGTACGCCTTGTTGAAAAGCGACTGCACCTGCAGACTTGTGAAAGATTACTCCACTAACTGATGTACCGCCCGTGCCCAAAGCATTTGTCATCTCTACAGGGATTCCATAGAGTTCACCCAGACGCCCTGAAGGAATTTTTGAGGTTCCTAAAGCGTCATATCTAACGAACTTTGAGTTACTTAATAGATCAGCGTACAAAGTCGGATTAACCATAAAAGTTAAATTGCCATCTCTGTAATCAAGATCTGCTTCACCTAAAGTTGCTAAAGCTGTTTCCATTTCAGCATCTGTTAATGTGTCATCAGTTCCTAAGGTTGCACCACTTGAGATACCTGCATCAATCATACCTGCAATAGAGGCATCGATTTGTTTAGCCATCGCATAACCAAGAGCCTGAGCATACTGAGCCATTAAGGCACCATTACTCTGAACCATAGCTATATCTTCAAACATTTTACTTGCGTATTTGTGTTGATCAATGTCCATAGTTACTTTTGTCTCGGTAGTTGCATCATACTCAACTGCTGTGTTTTGAGTTTTGTCTTGAACTGTTACTTCAGAAATACTTGGAACGTGAATCTTGTCCCCTGCAGACGATACTAAAGATGAATAATCATCAACCTTATCTCTCCAACGGAGTGCTCTTTCCAAATAACCGAAGACAGCATCAGACCAGATTTCAGGTATAAAGACATCAACTTCTGTTAATCCTGTGATACCTGCACCTGTTCCTGCACCATAAGCCATTTATTATTTTCTCCTGAATTTATTTAAGTAGGCTGACCATACGGCAGGATCATTCTTCTCCTCAGGAGTCATCTCGTGAAAATCCTTAGGAGGATTCATTGAAGTCCCACCACGTGAGTTATCAACACCTACTTTTTTGTTTAATAATTCCTGTCTCTCCTGTACTATGTCTCGCAAAGCTACAAGATCGACATTCTCGTATACTTCCCTTTTCTCCTCAGGAATATTTGAAAGGAGCCTATCACGTTCATCCACAACATAGTTGCTAAGAACATCATTGTCCTTCTTGATATTTGCTAACTCTGATTTGAGATTAGCTATCACATCATCCTTCTTGCCTTCTTCGATAAGTTTTGCTTCCTTCATCGAATTGACTTCGGTTGCTAACTTGTCTTTCTCAGCCTGAAAAGATTTCAGCTTATCATTTACTTCCTTGAATCGAGCATAAGGGACATCACTCGTTTTAACGTCCTGTCCGACTATCTGATTATCTACACCCTCAGTAGGGTTTGCTTCCGTTTTTACGTCTGTTTGACTTTCTGACATTTTTACCTCTTGTTTGAGTTATTATTCCGTTTCAATGGGAACTCTCATTGGGTTTTTAATCCATTGATCTGTAGGAACTAAGTCGCAATTACAATGCAACCCACAAACAGAAAAACCTGACTGTGGTAGTCCTGCGAACTCCCATTCTTCCCAACTTGCTAATTGCCCGTGCCGTTCAAGACAATCGGGACAAATATTTTTACCAACTGCTTGCCACATAACCTGCTGTACCCCTTTTCGGTCATATTCATATTTGGTTCCATAGGTAGACATTCTCCCTATCCCAAACTCTGCAGTCGTTTTAAAATGATTTTTAAAGGCTCCAAATATCCTTCCACCATTATCAAGATCATTCATCAATACTTCTCTAATGGCATCATCTGTTGCTCCACTTGCCCTTAGGGTTGCTATAAGGTTTTCAATGTCCATTACAGTCCTACCAACCCCATTGGAAATTTGCAGAGCAATCACCATCTCTGCTTGAGACAGTTCTCTTTCAAGTGAGTTTAATGCTTCGTTATCACTTGGCAAGGATTCTACTTAACCTTCTTTTCATATTCTTTTTAATTTCTTTTTCTGCCTCTCTTGAGACACCGAACCACTTTCGCTGAGGTAGGCTCCCACCCCCCGACTGATGGTATTGTCCATAAGGAGCCTTCTTATTAGGTGCTGTTATAATAGCCTCTTGATCTCTTGGAGTTGCCCGTTTCTTTATATATGAACCACCAAAACCAAGAGCCCCTGTTAGTGCACCTGTTCTTATCAAAGGATACTCAGCGAATTGTCCAACTGCATCAGGATCTGTTTTCTTTTGCTTAACTGTTGCAGGAAGCAAGGGCTGAAATGGTCTACCATCAATGTCTTTCTTTTGACCTACCCTTTTTGCTATGTCATTTACAATATGACCTGCCGACATATTAATCTCCTTAGAGAGATCCACTGCCAATCCTTTTTTAATTAGATTATTCAGTTTCTTCTGAAGTGCTTTCGCTTTCAGCGACATTCGTACCACTTAACTTATCTCCGTGTTTTCTTCCCATTGAAAATGCAGTTTTAAATTTATCCTCGTGCCTTTCGATAAAAGCAGTGCCTAATAATTCTAAATAAGTTTTTGGATTCTCCATTAACTTGTCAAAATCAATCGTCTTTAAGATCACATCAGCATCCTCACGTATTTCTAACGAAAGTTCGTGTTTAGCGTTGTGATAATCTGCGATGTGTTTAGGTATTGCCATTGGCTCCTAATGCGTTTTTAATATCAAATTTGGTACTTTCCCTGTTACGTTCTTCTTCCGTTGCAGGTGTGCCCTCCTCATCAACCTTTGATTCCATCTCCTCTATGGCATCTTCATCAGCATCGGGATTATGGGTTCTAAACCAATCCTTCTTGCTTGATAATCCATTTGCCCATTCCCAATCCCATTGGGCTCGTTCCTCTTGGGCAGTTAATGGGAATCTTGGTTCTGTAAAGTCAATCGAGTAATCTTCTTTTATACTTGAGCCTGTTTCGTACTCGATTATTGCTTTATCTATTTCAAATCTTGTTTTCTCTACAGGTCGCCAAATCATTTGTGCATCTAATATTGATGCTTCTGTTAATTCTATTTCTGCCATCTTTAATGATTCGCCTGACATCATTCCTTCACGACCTACAGACCATTTGGTTTTCATATTGTGATTGTACGCAACACTATCAACTAAAAATCTAATTGCCTCTACGTACTGTTGCAGTCCACCACTCGGTGCTTTAAAGTCAAACTTTGCCCCCTCAGGCAATACAAGTGGTTTGTCTACACCCATTTTCAATCTACTTGCCTCATCAATACCCTCAAGTACAGGCTGTCCTAACATTTGAAGTCTCATACTAAGACTCATTTCAGTAAGCATAATGTTTACTGTCTTATTCATACTTACAATATCTGAGCATCCCTCTCTAAACCAATCAGTCGTTAGCACTTGTCTATGTGCATAAGTGATCGGCTTGACCCCATAAGGATTAACTAAGTCTGGATTGTCTTCATTCTCTACCACTTGCCCCTTACCATCTACTAAGAAATGAGATTCATCTGACCAAAATGCAAATATTTGATCGTACTTATCCGTATTCGTAGAATAATTATAAATCGGATACATACAAGCCACAGGTTCTTCTTCGTGTGGTAAAAATATTGGGTAAAACTCAGTCAATGGTACATAAGTAACCATTTGCTTTTCCTCGTCCCATCTGCTTTTAAGTGCCATAGTTCCAAGCAAGTAAGTCATTCTTTCAAACTGTAGCATAGCAGAGTCAAGGTCATCAACAAGGTCTAAATACTTTTCATCTACTTGTCTTTGTGGGGTTTGTTTATATACAATAGCCCTACCATTAACTAATTTAGTTGTAACTGACTGTGTTACAGGTGGAGCCTGTCTAAGTGAATCTGAGTCAAAATACTGTGCGATGTCATCTTCCATAACATCAGTCATCCCCTCATAGTAACTAAGCATATTATATCTTGCCTTAGTCCTTTGGTCTTCTACTTTATTTAGTTCACTTCTTATACTGCCAAGTATTGTACTGACTGACAAATCTTTAATTATCATATTTTTACCATTGTGTGCTGAATGCCCTGCTGACAGTTACAGGATATTTATATTCTATATAATAACTACAAGCATCGAGGAAATGAGTTCTTTCTAAGTCTTTCTTATCAATGCCCCCCTTTTCGTCCCTGATACACTGTTCTAAGTCTCTTACAAGTTCTACGCATTTAGGATCCACTGTCATACTTATCTCTCCCGTTGCGTCCTTTAACTTCCTGTTCATTGAGGCTAATCTATCCCTATGGCTTGGGTGGCTTTTTCTCGCCTTAACTACGAAACCATTCTCCCTTAATATTGCGTGGTCAGATCTGCTTGACGTTGTGGATCGGGCTTTACCCGCAGGATCGGGATATACATATTTACACGTAGGGTACTTTCTTCGCATTAGCTTTACCATCTCCTCAGTGTTGGAGTTTCTAAGACAGATCTCATCAAAATAATGTATACTTCCATCAGTATACTCATAAGCAAATACACAAGCCATTTTCCCAACATTGAAATCCATACCTGCTATGATATGAGGGGACTCCTCTTTGGCTTTCATACAGTGGGTTCTTCTATCAAAGTTGTAAGCACATCTGTTCTGTAGAGACTCGAAACTTGCCTCAAACTCCTGCTTAAAGAGTGGCTCATCCATTGTCTTTCTTGCATTTTCAATCTCATCAGGATCTACCCAGCCCCCATCTATAGTTGTAAACTGCCAAGATTTCCAATCGGGATCACTTTCATCTTGACCTCGCATAAACATATCATAAAACCCATTTCCAAATCCGTCAGGAGTACCTATAAACAATGCTCTCGCTTTAGTAGAAGTAAGCATTGGATACATAACCTCTTGCCATACGTGAGGTTTCATCATAGCATATTCATCCATCACTAAGGCATTAGATCCCTCGAATCCTAAACCTGCTCCTCTTAATGAATCTTCATTGTCCGAACCTTTTACTGATAACTCTGCCCCATTTGCAAACCTAACGGTTAGTTCGGATTCCATTAGCCTACACCCGTCCATCGCATAAGCAATTTGTCTTAATAGAGGAAGAACGATCATCTTTCCCTGTCGGTACGTAGGTGCAACGAACCATCGCCTCTCTTGTGGCATTAGAGGAGTATCTAACAACCACATTAGCGATAGCACTGTCTTTCCAAATCTTCGTCCTGCACATATTACCTTGAAACGCCCCTCTGCGTCTATTATGTCATTAATTAACTGAGTTGTTTCCCACTTGTGGAGCACGTTCAAAGACCTTTATTGGTTCCTGAGTTCCAAGATCAAACTCTTGCTTTTCTGTAAACTCATCCTTTGCCCTGCATTTCAACCAAAAGATAAGAGCAGTTAGATTCTCATCTTCAATCTGCCTAACTAATTTGGTTGTCATCTTGATTCGGGCTTCAGATTGTGCCTTTTTTATAGTGGTTGCAAAATTATTGTCTCTAACCTTCCATCTTTCGAAGGTAGAGTGATCTACACCCACAAATTCTTGAGCAGTACGTTCAGATAAGCCTAATCGTAGTATTGAGACTATATCGTCTAATACTTTTTCGGTGAGTTTGGTTGGTCTTCCTACAGGTCTTTTAACTTTATCCATATCAATATTTAGAGTCTGCAGACTCAAAGCCGTTTCTTTTCACCCCAACGTTACTAACGGGGAAGTGAGGTGGCTATTCCTCTAATGTCCGATATATCTGTCCTCCCGACTCTTTATATCCATCAGGTAGATCTACGCCTTCAGCGTTTTCTGCCCTCAAAGACATCCTTGAGTCGGGGATAGATTTCAGCCCGTACTTATTGCTCTTTAATAGTGATATGATTTCGCCCATTGATAGATCGGGCATTCGACTCTTGGCTAAATAGTATTCTAACCATAAGTCCTGTTCAAGATCCTTACGAAGTTCATTCGTATATTGAGATTTTGCGAAACTGCTACTTACTTTTGTAGCAATCTCATCTGCGATAGACTTAATCTCATTCTTTAGGTTTTGGCTTGGTTCTTTAGTATTCACTTTAAGGCATCCCTATATAGTTGTGAATATTGCTACACTTTTTCGGTGAGTTTATCCTTCGCCCTCTCCCAATGCGTATAGACTGTGCTTCTGTTAAGTCCCATTATATCAGCCACTTGCGAGAATGAGAAACCTTTTATAATTTTTAAATAAACAACAACATACTGTTTACACGAAAGTTTAGATTTTAGATTGAGACCTAATTTCAAGCCCTTAAGTAAATCTTGAGACTCTTTTGCAAGAGATCGGCTTTCCTCAAGATCAGTTAGTATCAAAACTCGATTTCAGGTCTCCTTGAGTTACTTTTCTAAAATTGTATTCTCCTTCTGATATAAGTGATGCTTTACATTTGATACAATGGGTTGTTATGCCCCGTGTAACCTTCCTCCTATCGTGCCCCTTCTCAACTATAGAGTTTGGGCACATCATCATTACCTTATCAGACTTTGCCTTTTGTTTCTTTTCAAAATTCCAACTGCTTAGACAATGCTTCCAACTTTTGATTGGTTTCTTACCTGCACCCTGAACCCAACCATTCGCCATATAGTAATCATAAAACTTTTTAGCATTTACCTTAGCGTTTTCGATTTCTTGATCCTTAAAATAATTATGAACCATTTTAAGATCTTTAGGTTGAGCCTTATATTTCGGTGGGGGTTGGGTATGGGCTTTACCTTTTTTTGCTGTTTTTGGTGCTTTTTTGGGATCCGATTTTTCAGCATACTTGTCTGAATATAGTGAATTGGCAGGTTTGTGCCCTATTTTCTGATTTTTATAAAATCCTAAAAATTGGATAACAACATTCTCCTCCCATCTAATCATACCCACCGCTTGTATTCTATCTAAACATTGTTTGATAGCATCGTCATTAGAGACAGGCACCTGTGCAGGTATTACCGACATTTTCAATTCAAATATATTACCCGTGATCCTCCCGTAATCGTCCATAAAGGGCAACATACGCATAAACAACCACTGCTCATTTACGGTGAGCGAATTAAACTTGACATCTGTGGCGATACCCCTATTGATCATTCTTCCTTTAGCCATTACATTTAACTTCCTTTAACATTTCTTTAAGTTCTTCATATTTTTCTTGTGTTGCAACTTGATTTTTTTTGATATGTGGGAAGGAGTAGATCTTTAGTAATTTTTTCCTCTCTTTCTTTTCAAATTTAGATTCCCATAATTTTTTGTGCTCTATCGGATTAGATCCCACAATGTTATGACACCCAAAGCATAAAGCCATAGCATTTGTTGGTTCAAGTCTCATTGACCAATATCGTCTACCAAAAAAATGAGAACAATGCAGTCCAGCAGAATTGATTGGATATTTTCGTTCACACTTCTGACAAGTCCATTTGTCTCTGTATCGAATATAGTCTGAAAAAACCTTATCCCATTTAGTGCGTTTAATCCCCATTAAGTCTTCCGAGGGGCGTACCCTGATACCACCACCATCCATTACCATTCTGATCGAATAGCTTTTTCCTGTCAGCGATATACTTTGGATCGTCAATACCCTTATAGGGGAATCCCTTTTTCGGACTTTTCTTCCAATCTTGAATATTTATATCTTTCTTTTTCATACAACCAAAGGAAGGAGCCCTGCCAACGGTAACGTGGAATTTTCCTCTGTCAACCTTAGGGCTCCAACCTTCCTTATTTTCTGAGATTGTTAATACCAACAACAAAGTCTTTTATCTGATCTCCAATATCCTGTGGAGAGTTGGGTGCGGTTGTTACATCACCCTCATACTTGACATTGTGTTCAATATTAATATTTGTCAGAATTTCATCTAATAGTGCTGATTGAGAGTCGCAAACTGTTTCTCCCATCATCACCCAAAGCCTTTGCAGAACCTCTACAAGGTATTCGTGCTCTCGCCTTATGTCGTCCTTAGTCTTTTCGTGATTGTCATTTCTATAATTATCTTCTAATTCGATTCCCGTTTCAGAGCCAACATCGGGTAATTTTTTATCAAAAGGGTAGGGCATCGTCATCCTCCTCGTTTGGGTCTTCAAGTGTTACAGGCATCTTTTTCATCGCCTCTTGCTGATTAAGGTATAATTTATCCCTAAGTTCACCAACCCTTTTTACCCATTCGTTTTCGTTTTCGTATGTTTCGGCCTGATACCTGCTGGGTATAGAATCAACAGCAAGGTTTAAGCACTGCCCTAATGTGATTCTTTCTTGGGTGTCCCAATACAAAGGATTCCTTCCCTGCGTGGTGTCGTTTTGCATTGGTGCATCACCACCTTTTACCTGTGAATAGTTTTCACTATGATCTTCTATCATCCCAACATCGTAAGACCATTTGTTATCAACTTTATTCACCGCAAGATTAAATCTATCGCCTTTTATTACGTGGGCTATGTTTGCGTACCCAAAGCCTGTAAAAGATATGTAACACTCAGCGTTGTTTTCAACATAGTGTTTTTCACCGTTTTTTTCATAGGCTAATATTTTACTGCCGAGATTTAAAACACGAAATTCAAAATACTCTGTTGCACCAAACTTGCCCTCTACGGTTTTAGAAGACGCTTCATTTGCATTTTGAAGTGCTTGAAACTGTCCCGACTTAATGTCGGTTGCGTTTATGTTCATTTTGAGATCTCCTTT